AATACATATAAATTGCAAGGGATTAAACAAGACTTAGATCCACTTCTTGGTTCAACATCTTATCAAGTTAGTATAATAGATAAAGTAGAAGAACTATGGTGGGGAGAAAAACATATAGAACTTACAAGTACAGTTAAATTACGTTATGATGTACCTAATATAAAGATGTCTGATTATAAGGGTATTGTTTTAGAAAAAATGGAAAAGGAAATATTAAAATTAAACGATAAAGTTAAGGAGGAAAAAGAAATGCAAATATTAGATTTATATGAAGAAAGAAAAAGAAAAGCTATTGAAAAAGAATATGCAGAAGCTAAAGAAATTGCAAGAAAAGATGATGAAATTCAAAAAATAATAATTGAAATGACAAATCAAGTAAATACCATTTTGGAAAATCAAGGCTCAACAGCTATATATGAATTTAAGCCATCATTAGTTACAGCAAAAACACAGGAAAGACTTGATATGTTGGAAAAAGGAAAAGGCAAAGAAATCGAAGAATTACGCTCGACTTTGGACGAAATAAGAGCGTTATTTGAACTAACTGATGATTATAATGAAAGAATAAAAATTCTTAAAAATTATGACATATTAGATAAGAAAGGAAAATTAAATGTTTAGTGAAGAAAGATTTATAGGTATTAAAATAACTTTAATAGTAGTCATAATTTTTTTAACAACAATAGGAATACGATATATTATAGACATAGAAGAATTTGCAGAACCTATTGAATATTACGAAAATAGTACAAAAATAGATGCTGTAAAATATCATAACGAAATATATTTGAAGAAAGGAGAATGAATATGGGGATAGGAGTTCTTATAATAGGAAAATCAGGAAGTGGAAAATCTACCTCATTAAGAAATTTTAAGTCAGACGAAGTAGGAATTATTAATGTAATATCTAAACCTTTGCCATTTAAAAATGTAAACGGATTAAAAACTGTTGATACTGACAATTACGCTGATGTAAAAAAAGTTATTGAAGGAAGCAAAACTCCATCAATAGTTATAGATGATGCAGGGTATCTTATTACAAATCAATTTATGAGAAAACACTCAAACACAGGTGGAGGAAATGCGGTCTTTAGTCTTTATAATGATATTGCAGATAGTTTTTGGAATTTAACAGAACAAATTAAAAAGCTTCCTAATAATAAGATTGTATATATTTTAATGCATGAAGATAAAAATGATTTTGGAGATATTAAACCTAAAACGATTCGGCAAGCTTATCGATGAAAAAGTATGCCTAGAAGGATTATTTTCAATAGTGTTGAGAGCTAAAAAAGTAGATAAAAATTATTACTTTTTTACACAAGCAACTGATGGAGATGTAGCAAAATCTCCAATAGGAATGTTTGATGAACTTTATATTGAAAACGATTTAAAAGTAGTAGATGATAAGATCAGAGAATTTTATGGAATAGCAAATAAGGAGGAAAAATAATGCAGGAATTAAGCAAGTTTCAAGATTTAGTTGATATTTGTGTAAAAGCAAAAGAATGTAATAGAGATATAGCATTAGAATTAACTGTTCCAGGTCAAAAGGAAACAGAAATAATAATTGTACAAAATAGTAATATTGATTATAAATTAGATTATTATTGTAAAAACTATAATGAAAAATTAGAATTAAATAGATGTAAAGATATAAAAATATTAAGAGCTGATATTGTAATGTGGCAATCTATGTTGGCTGCATATAAAATATATTTTAAATAAGGAGGAAAATTAATATGATACAAGGATTTAGTGATTATGAAACTACAGAAACAAACAGTTTCGAAGGAAAAGAAAGATTAAAATTAGGAGGACATATATGTAAGATCTTAGAAACGGGTATTGAAACTATAACTTCAAAAAAAGATGGAAAGGTATATAATATATTAAAATTAAAATTTGATATTGAAAAACCTGATGAACAAGCAGGATTTTATCAAAGAAAGTTTGTAGAAGAAGCAAACGTAGATGCTTTAAATGCAAAATGGAAAGGTTATTACAGATTAACAATACCTGAAAATTCTTCTGAGGATTTTATAAAAAAGAATTGGAAAACTTTTTTAACCTCAGTAGAAGAATCTAATCCAGGTGTAAAAATTAACGGTGCAGCAGGATTTGATGAAAACATATTAGTAGGAAAAGTATTCGGTGGAATCTTCGGACTTGAAGAATTTACATTACCAACAGACGGAAGAACAATTACATTTACAAGAATAAGATTTTCAAGAAGCACAAAAAATATTAATGAAGCTGCTATTCCTTCAGTAAAATTATTAGATGGAACTTATATGAAATATGAAGAATATAAAGAAAAAAGAAAGGCTGAAAGAGAAGGTACAACAAATAATAATGCAGCAACAGAACAAGGAGTAATCAGTGATACGGATAGTTTGCCCTTCTGATGATTCATCTTGACTATTTTAGAAACCTCGTGTATAATGAATACAGGAGGTTTTTTATATGGAAAAAGAAATATGGAAAGATATTAAAGGATATCAAGGCTATCAAGTTAGTAGTTGGGGAAGAGTAAGAACTCATAATAAAACAACCTATACCGAAAAACATGGTATAAGACAATGGCAAGATAGAATTTTACACTTTAAGCCATCAACAACAACAAACCAAAGAAGTAAACAAGGCATGGGATATAGAGTTGATTTGTGGAAAAATGGAAAGCCAAAAACTTTTTTAGTTGCAAGATTAGTCGCTACTACTTTTTTAGAAGATTTAATTGATACTAATATGACAGTAAATCATAAAGACGGAAATAGATTGAATAATAGAGTAGAAAATTTAGAATGGCTTTCAAGATCAGATAATATAAAATATGGATTTGAAAACGGACAATATAAACAAGACAAAACAGTTCTATATAACGAAAATGAATATCACGAATTTAGAAGTAAATCATTAGCGTCTGAATTCCTTCAGAGAAACCATGCTTATATTTCAAATTGTATAAAAAATAATAGAAAAGTTATTTCTAAAGATGGAGTTCAATATAATATAAAAATAGGCTAAAAAACGAGGCTCTACAATCGCCGTAGAGCCTTTTTATTTTTTTATTAATATACTTTTATGCCTCATTTTCTTGATTTTTTAAGCTATTTTCATATTCCTGTTGAGATTTTATTAAATCCATTTGTTCTAAATTTTGTAACTGCATATAAAAATCTTTTATTATTGGTTTTAAAATATACGCAGGTAAATTTGCTTCATTAATTGTATTTGCTATTTGATTTTTAACTTCTTCTATTCTTAAATTAAGTGGCTTTTCCATTATTTCTCTCCTTTATTCATATTAAAATATAATATTTTTTTAATCTCGTGCTATATAAATTAGATATCCATAATAACTCCCTGCTCCTATTAGAATAAAACACCAAAAGATTTAATAATAAGCTATTTATTATCTTTCCTCCAATATTTTAATTCTATCTTCTAATTCATCTATTTTTTTCTTTAGATTTTGAATTAGTTTTAACATAGGTGGAATGATATATCTTTCATTCCAATTATCAACTATTTTGTTCCCATTATCATCTTCTGTATAATCAACTGCTATTGGAAATACTTTTTCTACATCTTCTGCAATAAATCCAATTAAATTCTTTTCGTATCTACTATCATTTTTATTAGGTTGATACTCTTCTTTATATTTGAACTGTTTGACTTGTAAATCATATAATCTTTCAGGAATTAGTTCTTCATCTTTTACATTTTCAATATCTTTTTTATATCTAACAGAAGATGTGTTATTTGTTCGTCTGAATTTTCCAGTTGTGGTTATACATAAATTAGGTGCACTAGAAACAATGTTGTTATTTAATGTATTTGGTGAATTTATGGCCTCAACTGTAAGCATTCCATGAATATCTTGATTACCATCTTTTTTTACACATGAATCGATTACACTATTTACAGTTCTATGTTGAATTTTTGAATTATTCAAGACAATTAACAATGTATCCTTTGTGTTTTCTGTCATTATGTCCCAAGTGTACCCATTTGTTGCACCAATAAAATTTGGAGAAGCAACACTTCCAATAAATGTCGTTGCACCAGTTTTTCCCGAAATATTTATTAAGTCAATTAAATTTGGATCTGTTCCTGCACCACCAACAGCCCCTTGAATTTTAAGCTTGTTATTATCATCTGCACCATTAAAATCAGCTTTGATTGCAAATTTGTCTCCATAACCTTGTTCTTTCCAGAATACATTACCATTATTTCCAAATTTGACAGAATTACTTTGCATATCTAAGTCGCCTGAACTTTCTTGCTCTGCTAATTTCTTTCCAGTTACTCCATTATATATACCATCACTTCGTGCTTCTACTGAACTTAAAACATTATTTGGAACTTTAACAAACTCCATTCGTGCTGAACCATTTCCTCCAAGTCCTACTGTAAGTTGATAATCGGTCCCATTTAAAGTTCTTGTTTTTCTTATTGCATTGAAATCATCTTTATTTTCAAATAATAGTTCTCCTGTCATTGTGTCTCCTGTTTTTTCTACTGCATTTGCTATTCCATTTTCTATATTATTTAATTTAGTAGCATCTATCGGTGTCTCTGTACTAGGGAAATCTTTCCAATCTGTTTTTTGATATGCCATTTTATTTTCCTCCTTTTAATTCTTTTATTTCTTTTTTCATTTGCTCTATTTGTTCTTGTTGTTCTTGTATTGCTTTACAACATAAACTTGTAAACGAATAATTGTCTACACCTTCGTTGTCTATACTTGTTACTTCTTTTGAGTAATTATAATTATCTCCTATTACAAACCCTATATGTTTCTTTTCTTTATCTTCCTGTGACTTCATATTATATTTATATATATCAATTGATTTAATTATCTCTAATGCATTTTGAAGTTTTTCAAAGTTCTTTTTGTTTTCCTCTTTAGAAGTTTGGATTAAATTTTCACAAGTAATTTGGTGTTCTGCTCTTATGTCTCCATCAGTAAATAATTCAAATCTCGTATTATTATTATTTGATTGTGTAAACATTTCCCCATATTCATTTTTTACTACTAATTGACCATTTACATTTATGCCTTCGGTATACAAATATTCAATATAATTATAAATTAATGACAAAATAGTCTGAAATTTATTGGAATTATTATTATATATCCTAATAGATTTATTGTAACTATATGGGTCTATTTCGTAATATCCAGAAAAAGTATAATATCCTCCATTATTTATTGCTTTTTGCATAAACAAAACATCTGCAGAATTTAAAGTTCCATCTCTTTTAATACTATATCTTTGTTTCTCTTCTGCGGTTAATGTTCCAGTTCCCATTAAATAGTTAACTAGTTTAGTTTTATCTTGATTAGTAAAAGGACCAATTCTTACTGATATATTTGTTTTAAAATGTACTGCTTTTCCGTCTATATCTATTTTGTTTGCATTTATTGTAACCGCTTCACTAGATTGATTAATCTTTGAAATAATTTCATCTTCTCCCACCTTTTTTGATACTGTACTTGTAATTTCATTTGCCTTTAATGTAATAGCACTATTCATCTCATTGGTTGTTGAATAATTTGTTAATGTTTGATTTACTCCTAAATTAATTTCATTTGCTTTTTGATCGATTTCAGTATGTACTTCCGCTCTTGTCGCAAATTGTGTAGTATATATATTTTTAGCCATTAATCTTACGTATATATACGCATTATCATATCCTAATAAACTAATTTTATAATCACCGTCTCCTAAAGATATTGTAGGGTAAGGATAATCCATTGTTTGTGGTTCTGCTAATTGATAAATAGTTCTATCAGCATTATATCCACATCTTTTTATTATTTGGCAAATTTTATTATCATAATCTAATAAAAATTCATCATATATTTCATCATTATATCTTAATAAACCATTTGGCAATTCATAATAAATATATTCAATTTTAGTTATTCCATCTTCATCATAAGTTCTTTCAAATCTTATTCTTCTATCTTTTAAATATAAAGTATCGCTTGGATATAAATTATCACTTGGATATAAATAGCTTATGTTTGTACTTGTTGGATGCACTTTTATCATAATAGGCTCTGATTCATTTATTTCTATTAATTCTACTCTTGCTCTATCGCTTTCTCCATAAGTTGTTATATCTGCAATATCTTGTATTTTAGAGTTTAGTTCTGAGACAGTTCTATCTAAATTGTTTACTTTTGAAGAAGTAACTTCAAGGTTACCACTTACAGTATTAAGTTCACTAGTAGTAGCTGATATTTTAGATGAAATACTTCCTGATGTTATATCCCATTCGCCTATTTCTTCTGTATGCTTTCCAACAATTCCATTTAAAGTGTTATAGTTATCTTCAGTATGAGTAACTCTTGCTATAATTCCGTCATCAGCTTTTGTTAATTCACTATAAGTAAATTCAGTCTTTCCATCTAATACAAGTAACGTTTGTTGCACAGACTGTCCACCTTTATATATATTTATTACTTTAGAAGCTTCTAATGTTCCTGTATTAATAATATTTGTTGCCTTAACTGCTTTTCTAAAAATATCTGTACTATCTAATGTAATATTACTTAATTTTATAGTTGCATCTGTTCTATCCCATACAGAATATGAAAATTCTACAACTCTTAATTGCATATAGTCAGTATCTACGTCATTATAATTTATGACATCAACAATGTGGTTTAAATCTATAGTTTCTAATTCATATCCTTCCAATTGATACATTAATGCTAGATTTACATCTAATTCAATGGTCGGTTGACATAACATTTCAAGCTTTCTTTGCCCCCATCTTTTTAGTTGTGTTTGGTTTGTTATATCAGGATTATTTTCTATTCCTTCTAATACGGTATCTGTATATGAATAATTTTCTAGCCATACACTACCATCGTTTACATTTATTATATTTAATCCACCTTCGCCTAAAGGACACAACTTTGTTATTATTTTATTGTTATACTTTTTTTCAAGAGATTGCATATTTTTTTGATATCTAACTTCATACCCATTATACGGTAAATATAAGGTTTCATCTCTATGGTGTACTATTTTATTATAACTATCAAATACTAAAATTCCGCCCCACAATTCTTGAACTTTTAAAATATTATCATAAATATTTACTTGGTCTGTTTCAAGATCAAATTTTGAATAAACAGGATTTCCACTTTCATCTTTAACAACTTCTCCGTTTTCATATTCATAAATATCGCAAGTTCCTACAGTCCATCCTGTTCCATAAAGAAGTCCTTCTAAAGCATATCCTGAAGAACCTTTAGGGTATTTAGTAGTTATTTCAGTTCCGTTATTTTTTAAAGGTAAATTTCCATTTGATAAAATTACAACCATAAAAGTATCGATTTTTTCTAAATTGGTTTCACTATTCCAGGCTCTTACAAATTTCCTGCTTAATAATTGCTGTCTTTCATAAGCAGTAACCTCTATTGTATTTTCATCATTTTCTGAAATAACTTCTTTAAAAGATCCGTCAAAATTAGTGGAAAAAACCATTCCGTCAACTAAATATAAATTCTCAGGATTATTTATTTCTTGCCATTTAGGATTTCTTGTATCAATTGTAAATGTAAAAACAGCTTCTGAATTTTGTCTTTTTTCAATTCTTGGATTAATTAATACATCTTCTTCATCATCATTACTGAAAATCGCTACTAACTGTTCATTTTTATTTAAAACATAAATTTTACTATTTTCTTCATTATCCATTTTTTCCCCCCTATATTTTATAAAGTTAAATCATTCCACTCGACTGTTACTTGATTTTCATCGCTAATTCCTGATGCAATTTGTAATGTATTTGTTCCATATTTAACTTTAGGAAATTGATGATTATAATGAGCAATTTGATTTGATCTTCTTTCTAATCTATCTATAAAAGTAACTGTGCATTTAGAACTATCTATTATTAATGTAGTTCCAGACATTATATCTGTATCAAATTCCATTGAATAGTCATTAAAAATCAATTTTGGCTTTGATGCTGGTCCTAAGATAGTGAATTTTGCTCCTACCGATTTAACAGTTTCACTTGTTTCACTATTATTTCCAGTTATTGTTTTAGCAGGTATCTTTTTTCCATAAGAATCAGCTGATTTTAGAGGTATTGTAAATCTTAAAGCTTTAGGATATCTAACCACAGTTAAAGAGCCACTATATTTTACGTTGTAATATACATTTCTATTTTCTATTCCAAGTCTCATAGTGTATTTTTTTATATTATGTAAAAACGCCTTTACTTTATCTTCTTCTAATATTTTTTGCTCTGGAGCCAAATTGTCTTCTGTGAAGCATACTATATTAAATTGTATTGGTTCATAAGTTGTTGATAATACAACATCTCCATCTTTTCCTGCTATTTTTACATTTGAATCCGAAGCAGTTGGCATTGTAGAAAGGTCGCTTTCACTAGGATCTATTAAATTTTTTATGTTATAATCAGGAACAACAAAATAACCATTTTCTGATATGTAACAATCTACATTTTCCATTTTCTCATCTCCTCTAATAAAATTATAACATATAAAAAATAATATAGAAATAGTTTTCTTTAATGTTTTTTTAATAATTTTCTGGGAATACTATTTTTAGAGCATCTTCTACAGAACGAGCAAAACCGAGCGTATGCCCCCATAGATTGCATAGCTCTAATAAAATTCTTCTGAAGATCCGAAGCACTTCCGTATAGGAGTTTTTAATTCCAAAAAAAAGGCTTTTCCGCCAGGCTTTACCCCATACAAATCGCTATGCCCTGGCGTTCCTATTTTGATTTCGCTTCCCCACTTAGTGTAAAAATTTCCTACATTGCATCTAAAAACCTTACATCCAGATTTACTTAATGCTATTCTAACTGCATCCTGTATTTTAGTTTCTTCTTTTTTAGCCATCTTTTATCTCCTCTTTTACTATTGTCTTAAAAAACTCTTCAAAATTATTATCAAAAAGCCCTTCAACCCAATATTGATTTTTATCTCCCCACCCTATATAAGACCTAGAGTCTTCATCTACTTTAAACAAAATCTTTAAGTCTCCTATTTGAAGCCAATCTTCTATTTTATTATAATGAAAATCTACATAACAACTGAAACGGTTTCCCCAAAAATCTATTGCATAGTTTAACCAATAATTTTTAATTTTATGCTTACTAAACCAAAATATTATTTCTTTCATTTTTTATCTCCTTCCAAATGGTATTTTAAGTTGCTTCGCTAAAACGTATGCGTAGCCGAGGTCGATACCCTTTCTGCTTGACGAACTGCGTTAATTCAACCCAATTTTGGCACTCTTTAGCATTCTTATACTCTTTAACTTTATCTGCTACACTACTTAAATACTTCTGTCTTCTTTCTTCTTTAGCTTCTTCTATTTTCTTCAATTCTATGTTTTTAAAGTTCTCTATCTCTATGGGTGTGGTTTCATAAACTGCTCCACAATATGGACAGACATTTGCTTTTTCAAAAGTAGAAAAGCAATTCTGACATACACGGATTAAAAAATTACCCGAATCATCTTCGTTGTCATATTCTTTTACTGGTTTGTCTAAGCTCCACTCCCTTTGCATTGTTGGAAATCCATGCCTTTGTACATTATTTACATAGTCAATTATGATAGCTTTTTTGCCTTCTACTGGTGTTAAGCAACGCATACTCTGTTGTATATAAAGTCCGTAAACTTAATGTAGGTCTTAATAATAATCCTACTTCACAAGTAGGAAGCGTTATTCCTTCCGAAATCAAATTACAATTACATAATATCTTAAATTTTCCATCTTTGAAATCTTGTAAAACTTTTTCTCTTTCATCTTCTGAAGTATGTGAATCAATATGGCGTGCCTCAATTCCTGCATTATTAAACATTTCGCATACTTCTTGGCTGTGAGCGACGTTTACGCAATATGCTATCGCCTGTTTGCCATCTGCTAATTTTTTGTAATATTTAAGTATATCCCCATAAATCTTTTTGCCACTCATTGCATTTCCTAAATCTTGGTTATTATAATCTCCACAACTTTTCTTTACTTTGCTTAAATCTATGTCTAATTGCGGAGCATAATATGTATAATCAGAAATAGCTCCTCTTTGAATAAGTTCTTTCGCAGTTATACCTTCAATTAAAATATCAAATAAATCTAATGGTTTCCCATCAAGTCTGATTGGACTGCCGAGTAAAACCTATTCTTGAACAATTATAATACTCACAGACCTTCCTATAGCTTGAAGCTCCTGAAATATGCGATTCATCAATAATGATTAAATCTACAGGTCCATTTTCTCCTAAATGTCTTACTTCTGTAAAAACAGATTCTATTCTAGTTAAATTCCAATTTATATCTTCAAATAATTCCTTATGTTGATTTATTAAAGAATTTCTATGTGCTAAAATTAAAACATGATTTCCTTTTTCATTTGCCGATTCTGTTATTGCTTTCATTATATAACTTTTTCCAGCACAGTTATCGACATGGAAGCACAATTAAAGGATTTTTATATCCGTTTCTAAAAGCTTGTTTAGTTTTGTCGTATATTTCTTGCTGATAGTCCCTCAACTTAGTTTCCATCGTCCATCATCACCTCTTTTGATTTCTTTTATTACTGGTGTCTCCAATAGTCTTTTTACACTCCATCCCCTTTCATATCTAGCATGTAGTGTTTTGGGATTCATACCCAATTTATTTGCCCATTCAGTTAAATTCATTTTTTCACCATTATATTCAATTAAAACTTCAGTAAATACTTTTCCAGCATTTCCACTTAAATGTGAATTTTGTTCTTTGTATGTAGCCCATCTACAATTGCTTGGTTCATAATCTTTATCAGGGTCTATTCTATCTATTGTTAGATCATCTCTATATCCATTTTCCATAGCCCAGTTGTAAAAATTCATAAAGTCATTTTTCCATTCATCACAGATTTTTATACCTCTACCTCCATAATCAAAATATCTACTATATTTTAAATTATAGCATCTTTGCCTCATAGCATAATATATTCTATATAATCTGGTATTTGATTTATTATGTTTAGTTTTTATTTCTTTAGAAAGACATCCACAACTTTTTGTACTATTATTTTTTAGATTGTAATTTGCAACAACTTTATAATTTCCACAATCACATTTGCATCTCCAACAATAATGTCCTTTATTATCATTTCCACATATTTCAATAGCCACTAATCTTCCAAACCTTTGCCCTGTTAAATCTTTAAATTTCGCCATATTAGCCTCCTTAAAACAAAAAGAAGCTAATATTAGTATGCCAAAATGGAGTTTTTAGTGTTGAAGTAAGCCCTCCAAAATGACATATTAATATTAACTTCTTTTATACTTACTTCAACAATAATATTATATGAGATTTTTTATTTGCTGTCAATAGTATTTTCTAAATCTTTAACAATTAAATTTCTTACATAATCACTAACTGTTTTATATTCACTTTTAGCTTTTTCTTTTATTTGTTCTTTCATTTCTTTGGGTATTAAAATCATTAAATTATCATTATACATTTCTTCACCTCCATATCAATAATATCATTATATCATAAACATAATTAAAGTCAACAAAAAAATTGAAGTTCTTTGATAGAACTTCAAACTATATTTTTTTACAATAATCTAAACATATCCAGCCTGATGCCGTTTTTCCCCATGCTCCATTTACTTCTGTTACAGTACATACTACACCTTTTAAATAACCATTTGTCTTTTCATTACCTAGCTTTTTGTTTTGTGCTCTTGCGTTAGTTGTTAATTCTTTATATGTTTTTGATTTATAGTCTGTTCCTGCTCCTGTTCTTACATTTAATAATTTAGCAGTTACTTTATATGTACCTTTTGAATATACATCCTTTATTTTTTCTACTACTCTTACACCATTACAAGTTTCTCCCCAACCGAAAAACTTTAATCCTTTTGTTGATTTTAATCTTTTTCCATCTGAATAATATGTTCCTTTATCATAAGCAATAATATGCTCATATTTACTAGCAGTATCCACATATACTGGAACAGACACATTAGTAGGTATTGTTTTTATATCGTGTAATGTTCCTGCTTTTTTGTTTGCTTCCATGTCTACTTTAGCACTTGCATATTTAGCTGGTATTCCAAATCCTAATCTGACATTTTGTAAGCAATATCCTTTTTTAGTCCCCATCTTCTTTATATTAAATGCTTTTATTTGTTTCCACATATTAATCTTCCTCCTCGCTATATTCTTCATCTTGTATCTCTAGTTCACTTTCTTTGATTTCATTTAATAATTCTTCTACAGAAATTTCATTTTCTTCCATACTTATTCTCCTTCATTTAAACTTTGTATTTTTTTTAACAAATCATGAACTACATTTGCACCTCTGCTTATTAATATACCTGTAAATATACTTCCTAATACAGGAATAAACATATTAAGGTTTAATAGTTCAAATAAGTCTATTCTAGTTCCAACAGCTATAATTATACTTAATATTAAAGCTCCTAATCTGTTTAAACTAAATTTGCCATTTTCCCATATCATTTTTAAATTTTCCCATATAGCTTCTGCTAACAAAGCTAAAATAATTAATTGTATCATCATTATTCTTCCTCCTTTACTGGTGGTAATTTTAAAGTTTCGTCCACCAAAATATTAACTCCGTGATTTCCTCCTAAAGCTGTATATTGTGCAAACAAATCCGTTAAGCAACTTCTTGCGTAATCTGGCAAATACCCTTCTTTAGTATAATTTTCACATTTACTTACAATTTGCGAACGTAATAAGATCATCATTGAATTTTTCATTACTTCATTATTAATTTTATTGTCTTTTAATTGTGTATTTGTTTTCTTATTTTGTTCACTTTGCTTATGTGTAGCATACATAGATGGTATAGCTGCACAAAGTCCTGCTATTAAAGCAACTATAATTGATTCCATATCTTTTTTTCCTTTTCATTAACTCTCTTTTAAATAATTCTTTTGTGTATCAAATACTTGACTTACATCTTGCTGTTCTACCCAAGTACCATTTTCTTTTTTATATACTTTGCTTACATCTTCCCAATTGCCATTTGACTTTATTTTTAGTGTTTGTGTTGTTCCACCTGACTCGTATTCAATTGTTATTTCTGCACCATAGAACATTATATAATAATTATTATTAGATTCTGTATAACCTCTTTGAGCATATACTCTTAAACTAATATTATCAAGTTCTTCTCTAGTCCAAATTCCTGGAATTAAATCAAACAGATATGTCATATTATCTATTGTTATAGGGCTTCCTTTGGCTGTATTTCCTGAAAACAATTGTACATTTCTTTGTGTTATTCTTGCACTTGATACTTCTGTGATGGAACACTTTACTTTACCAACTATTGAATTAATTGTTGCTCCTACAGGAATTGCACTAACATCAAATGTATAATAGATATAAGTTTCTGCCATTTCACCTCGTGTCAAGTAAATATAAGCAGGAGTTGTATTTGTCGTGTCTGCATATCCATTTTGTATTTTGTTTACACCATACCACGCGGTTCTGTTTGTATCATAACCACTTGGAATTACTTCCAAAGCATTCATCTTAATCCCCCCTATATTTCCAAATACAAGTCGCCATCATTTCCCAATGAACTTGATGGGCTTCCTGAACCTGTATAATATTTATTTATTACTAAAGAACCTGTTAATTTTTGTCCGTTTACATAGGCAGTTTTGTTATTTATTATATCCCCTGCCGTTGCATTTGCATCACTCGTATCTAATCCTGTATAATTCCCGTTTATTCCTAATATATTTACTCCCACTTTGATATTTTCAGGAAGTATCTTTGTATTTTTCTCTGTCAGTATTGATTTAATTTTTGTATTTAATATATCCATTCATTCCACCCCCTAATAACCTGTAGTCCATCCAGCTGAAGTAAATGCTGAATAATTACTTAATGTTTTACATTTATTTGCTTGATCTGATGATAAACCGATATATTTTAATGTTTTGTTTGATGTTATTTTTACAGCATTAATACACATTTGCATTATAATATTTAAACTATCATCAGTTAGATTTGGACAATTACTAAACATATAATACATCTTAGTAACATTACTTGTATTTAATTCTGGTATAGTTGTTAAATTTGTACAATTACTAAACATACTATTCATATTTGTTACACTACTTGTATCTAGTAATGGTATAGTTGTTAAATTTGTACAATTATAAAACATACTATTCATATTTGTTACACTACTCGTATCTAGTAATGGTATAGTTGTTAAATTTGTACAATTATAAAACATACTATTCATATTTGTTACACTACTCGTATCTAGTAATGGCATAGTTGTTAAATTTGTACAATTACTAAACATACCATTCATATTTGTTACACTACTCGTATCTAGTAATGGCATAGTTGTTAAATTTGTGCAATTATTAAACATCCAACTCATATCTGTTACATTACTTGTATTTAATTCTGGTATTACAGTTAAATTTGTACAATTTTCAAACATAGTCGTCATATTTGTTACACTACTCGTATCTAGTAATGGCATATATTTTAAAGTTTTATTATAACTAAACTTGCTCGCCAAACTAGTAGCACCACTATTCCAATTATCCTTTATATCTTTTGAATAATCAAAATCATCTAGTATGGCTTGTGGGGTTTCACTATACCCTATTTCGCTCCAATCAGGCGGATAAATTGTTGCAGGTGTACTTCCTTCTAATATTTTAGTATCAAATTGACTTG